GCTGGGCACAACGCGGCCCCCCACACCAAGCGCCCGTAACTGTGGCGATCCTCCCACGGGGGGCGTCCTACAGTGAGTTCCGCGATTACATAGTGGACTTGCGTGGGGTGCTGCCTGTTGAGGAATTGGATGAGTTGTGGGAGTGGCGGCAAAAGTTGCTTGGTGTCCGTGTGGACACTGGGCGCGGTTTTCGATCCCACTTGCCTCCCGATGAGCAGCATTTGACTCGTGATGAGCGTGGGGTGAAAGCCGCTCAGGAAGCGAAGGCTGCTGGGCGCAACATTGAACGGCTCCCCGATAAGGCGTACTTCTGATGGCTCGCAAAACTCGTTCTGAACAGTTAACTGTCATCAACGAAAAGTTGAATTCGTCTGCGCGTTGGCGTGACGAACTCGGTTACGACAACTTGTGGCGACGCATGGTTGATTTGTACCGTGGCAGGCATTGGCCTCGGACAACAGCCAGTACTGAAGATTTGATTGCAGTCAACATCGCGTTCAGTACCGTCAATGTGATTGCACCTGCCGTTTCAGTAAACCATCCGAAGATTGTTGTAGTACCTAACAAGCCTGAGGATGAGGACCGGGCCGTTTTTGTTGAAGCGGTCGTAAACCATTTGTGGAGGCATCACGATTTCCGCACCCCGTTCCGGCGTTCTGTAAAAGATTTCCTCATTTTCGGTCATGGCTGGCTGAAAGTTGGTTGGAAATTTCTTGAACAGGAACGAATGCTGGGTGAATCCGAACGGGATGAACTGTTCGCTGAAGCAATGGTCGAATCCGACGTTTTTGCGATGGAAAACCCTGACATGGCAGGCGAGTTGCCTGACGACAACCAGATGGCTGCAAGTATCCCAACGACATCCATGGCTGTTGTGGAAGATCAGCCATTTGTGGAACGGGTATCACCATACGATATTTACATTGACCCTGAAGCGACATGCGTTGAAGACGCTAAATGGATTGCACAACGTATCGTTGTTTCTTTGGAAGAAGCAAAGAAGGATCGCCGGTATAAGCCGTCGGCACGCAAAAACTTGGAAGCCACTTCCCTTCTCAACCCGATGTATGCCCCCACGGATCGGCAGGAAAACAATCAGTACCTGTCGGGGGTTATTGAACGGACTGTAATCTACGAGTTTTACGACATTGCGAACAACACGATGTCGGTTATGACTAAAGACGCTGACGAATTTCTTGTTGACCCGATGCCGATGCCTTACGCTTACGGGCAGCCTTTCGTGATGATGCGAAACTACGATGTCCCCGATCATTTCTACCCGATGGGTGATTTGGAAGCAATCGAATCATTGCAGTTGGAGTTGGATAAGACTCGTTCCCAGTTGATGAATGCCCGCAAACGGTACGCACGCAAATACTTGTACCATGAGCGGTCATTTGGTCCTGAGGGCCGTGAAGCGTTGGAATCCGATGATGATGGCAGACTGGTGCCTGTCGTGGATGAAAACAAGCCGCTGTCGGAAGTTGTTGTTCCGATGCCGCAAACACCACTATCACCTGAAATCTATAACCTGTCTTCAATCATTGAACAAGACATCAACACGGTGTCTGGCGTGTCGGAGTACGCGCGGGGTTCAATGCCGGAGATTCGCCGCACCGCTACTGAGGCATCAATTATTGCTGACGCCCAGAATGCGCGTGCCGCAGACAAACTAGCAACAATCGAAATCAGTATCGGTCACGTTGCCCGTCGTGTAGTCCAACTCATGCAGCAGTACATGACTGGTGAACAGATGGCGCAGGTTTCTGCTGCCGGTGGTGAAACCCTGTTTGTCCCCTACTCGCGGGACGACATTGTTGGTGAATACGATTTCAGTGTTGAGGGTGGTTCCACGCAGCCGATGAATGAAACAATCCGCAAACAGCAGGCTGTATCGTTGATGAACGCGGTTGCACCTCTTGTGGGTATCGTTATTGATCCTGCCGTTTTAGCCAAGTATGTGCTACAAACCGGGTTCGGAATCAAAAATCCGGAAAAGTTTATTATGCAGCAGCAAACCCCTCAGGATGCTGAAGCGGCACAGGCTGAAGCGGGTGCGGCACCTATGCCGTTCGGGCAGACCCCGATACCGCAAGGCCCCGACATGGGGGCTTTCGCCCCGACGGGTGGTGTGCCACCAGAACTGTTAGCGCAACTTCAAGGCCAGATGGGTTTAGAACTACCCCAACTTTGATGGGACAGCGATGACTGTAGTATTAGGAGCAACCAGTAGGACTCCCAAGGAGAAAAAATAATGGCAGAAGATGTTACGGAATCCGCTTCGGCGGACACTTCAGATTCTTCAGTTGAGGTTCAGCAGGAACCAACCGGTGAAGCATACACCGTTAAGGTGGATGGTGAAGAACGGGAGGTCAGTCTGAATGAACTTCGGGACGGCTATCAGAGACAGTCGGATTACACACGTAAGACGCAGGATTTGGCAGCCGAACGCAAACGGTTACAGCAAGCAGAAGCGATTGTGTCAGCGTTGGAGTCAGATCCTACGGCGACACTGAATGCTTTGGGTGACGCTTTCGGCGTACAAGGTCCAGCGGCGGCCCCATCTGATCCTTACGGATCGGATTGGGCGGAGCCAGAAGACCCTACGGTGCAGCGGATCGCACAGTTGGAAAGTCGTTTAGAGCAGCAGGATCGTTTGCATAGACAACAACAACTAGATAAGCAGGTTGAAGACTTACGGGGACAGTACGGCGACTTCGATTCTGATGAACTTTACCAGCACGCTTTAAGCCACCGGATAGGAAATCTGGAAGCAGCCTTGACGCATATGCGTTACGGCGACATGGCTTCTAAAGCAGACAAGTTGGAAAAGGAACAGGAACGTACAGAAGCCAAGCGTGGCGCTAGCGTGGTGGAACCTTCGGGTTCTAAGCAGGCAGGCTCCACACGTAGTGCAGCCCCTGAAAAAGTCTCATCTATCCGTGAGGCGTTTGAGAACGCTAAGCGGGAACTTGCTTCTTAACTTAGAGAGAAGGTGACAGACCATGGCGGGTAACGCTAATTTTGACGAGATTCTGTCTACTACCCTCAAGAATTACATCCCGAAGTTGACTGACAACATCTTTAGCGCAAGGCCTTTGTTCTATGCGTTGACGAACGGTCAGACGATTCGGCGTATTTCGGGTGGTGCGAATATCGTAGTCCCAATCATTTATGGGACAAACTCAACTGCTGGTTCATACAGTGGTACGGATACTATTGACATCACGGCTCAGACAGGCATTTCGGCTGCCGAGTATTCGTGGGGTCAGTATGCGGCCACAGTTACCATTAGTGGTATTGAGGAAGCGAAGAATAACGGTGAGGCACAGATCATTGATCTGCTGGAAGGCAAGATTTTCCAGACGCAGGAATCCGTTATTGAGAACATGAACACCATGTTCTTCGCTGACGGCACAGGCAATGGTGGCAAAGACTGGAATGGCCTAAACAACGTTGTTTCTACTACGGCGATAGGCGGCATTGACTCCGCTGACGCAGGAAACTCGTTTTGGCAGCCAACCCAGACCGACGAAGCCGGCGTTCTTACGCAGGCTTCGATGGCTTCCATGTACAACACCGTTTCGGTTGGTAATGACCAGCCGACAATCATCATTTGTCGTAGGCAGGCGTATGAAGCCTACGAGGCATTGCTGGTTGACCAGATCCGTTACACGGATACCGACATGGCTGACGGCGGGTTCCAGAACCTGCTGTTCAAGGGTGCACCCATCACGTTTGATGATGCGTGTACGGCCCAGTACATGTACTTCCTTAACACGAAGTACCTGCAATTGGTGGCTCATAGTGATGTCTGGTTCAAGCCGACGCCGTTCGTGCGTCCAACGAATCAGGACGCTGTGTTCTCACAGTTGCTTTGCTACGGTCAGTTGACTGTCAGCAACCGTTCCCGTCAGGGACTCCTGTACGGGATCACTAACGGCTAGTCGGCTGCTGCTACAGGAGGTATCATGGCACGGGGTTTCGCATACGCATACAAACAGGGTCAGCGCCCCGCAGGTGAACCTGCGGGAAACTACAAGACGCTTAACCCTGCAAGCCCCCCCATCGGGGCGGGCAAGCGTATACATCGCGTAAATCCCACCCCCACCCATGAACCTCCTGTAGCGGCGCCTTCTGTTACTTGTGTTGCCACCACTAAGAGCGGGGATCCCTGTAAGGGTCGCCCGGTTGGTGACACGGATTCCTGTGTCTTTCACACAACTAAGGTGATTTAGTGCAACTTAACGAGATGCGCGACTATGTACGAAACATAGTTGACATCACTGTAAACGATATTGCTGACACGACAATGAACACGTTTATTCGTGAAGGCTACGATGTTATCGTTTACTCCGAGAAGCGTTGGCCGTTCTACGAGACAGCGTTAACGTTCGATACCGTTGCATCACAAAAAGATTATTCAATGGCTGACATTGCTGTCAACCAAACTTTCGTCCACGACGGGGTGACATTCTCTGGGGCTGCCGCCCCGAAAAACGTTGGGTTGCGAGAAATCGCATCAATCAAAACAACCAACCACGTTCTCGAATACATCGGGTACGACATGGCTGATGCCATTTACCCATTGGATTCCAACGCAACAGGGCGTCCTTGGTACTGGTCAATGTGGAGTTCCGGTTCAAGCGCCTCCGCTGGAGTCAGCAACCAAACCATCCGGTTGTATCCAACCCCGGGTGAAGTTCAAACCATTTCGATACGCGCCTACCGCAACCCAGTCGATTTCGGTGGCAATACTCCCGTGTACCGTACAGCAGTTGCAGCCGCTGACACCCCTGATCTTCCCGGCCCATTCAACAGTGTTCTCGCCCTGTACGCTATTTACAGGTCGTACCAGCAGCAGGAAGATGCTGCAATGGGGCAGCAGTACTACTCGCAGTTTATTCAAGAGTTGGAAAACTTGCGGGCACGTTTCGAAGATGTCCCCGCCGCACAGCCCGTCATCTTAAACAGTATGAGGGCATCACGGTGGAGGTCACAGTCCTTCCTGCCGGGTCGGCTGCGTTACTCTTGGGAACTGTAACTAGTGTCCAACACTTTGCGGGCAATACCGGCCCCTTCAGCGCAAGCCTACCGGTACGACGAAAAATCTGAATTCACTGGTGGCTTGAATCTTCGCGCCGACCAGTTCAACCTTGCCCCCAACGAATCCCCGGCGCTACTCAACGTTGAAGTAGACCCCCGTGGTGGTGTGAGGCGGCGTGACGCTATAACGAAAGTTAACGCCACAGCGTTGACGGAACAAATCGTTTCCCTATTTACGCATTACGCACCGAATCTGAACCAGATTTTCGCTAGCGTAAACCCTACTGCGGCACCATCTACGACACAAGTTTATTTCAACGAGAACGCTAGCGGCAACTTTTCGGGTCCAATAGCGTACACGGATGGTGTTTTAACCTTCTCCGGTAGTCAGCCCGCCACTGGGGTAACATTCAATGGTTACACCTACATTGTGAATGGCTCCATGTTGACTGCACCGCACGCTACGGCTGCCGCAATCAAATGGGGTGGGTACAATGCGCCGCTGCCGTACGATCCACTCAGCCCCCCGACCTCGTACCCGGGGTATTTGACCCCCGATTTGGATGGCACCGACGGTCACTTCCCGTGCGCCCGCTATGCGGCAACATGGATGGATCATGTTTGGGTCGCATACACCGAGGAACTTATTGATGGGACACGCAAGAATCGTGTCCGCTTCTCCAAGAATGGTGACGCCGAAAACTGGACAGCCACCGACTACATCGATATTGATGTTGGTGAAGACGGCGACCACATCACCGCCATTATCGCTGACGCTGACCGGCTACTCGTTTTTAAAGAAAACAGTATTTACGCTATCGCCGGTTTCGACCGGGATTCATGGCAGGTCCGCAACATTACCCGTACCGCCGGATGCCGTGAAGGCACACAGCCGATAGCGTCAACAACCGGGGTGTTCTTCTGGTACGGCGAAGACGGTGTATACCTCGTGTCGT